GTACCCTGAGTAGTAGTGTTTACCACAACTCTCTCGGAACGGTCCCATCCAGTAGCTCTTCTTTTCATTAGGTCTAAACCCAAGAAAAGCAAGGAGGCCACAGAACGGTTCCGCCATGGTGCTGGGGACAATAATATCGTCCCCATACACTGATATACGACTCACCTCTTCCCCATGGAGTTGGGCCCACGCGTAAGCGAGAGACAAGAAAATCAAAGTCTCAAGCTCAAACGTGAAGCCGTTCCCCATGGAGGAGAACTTCTGGTAAAATATTTTCTCACCAGAAGGAAGAACTCCGAAAGGACTGCGGCACTGCCCAAGTGCCTCCAGCCAATCGGGACGGATCAGCGACTCCACCACAGCACGGCTAATTGTATCACTAGCCATACTAAGGTCGATAGTCGCCAGTCGCCCAGCAAACGAACCCATTTGGGCCAGCCGCTGGTTTCTTGTTTGGTCATTGAGATTACATCCAATGCCGGCAAGGCGATTGCGCATCAAGCTACCGATCCCTTTCTGAACATAGATGTTCATATCGGGCTCGATAGCAATAGAGCGATCCGTCTTGTAGTTCTTGGGGACAGTGACAACGCGATTTCCCGGAACGATTTTCACCTTTCCGAGACCCTCTTCACCGACATCTGGGAGCTCACGCCCCCAGAGCGGATTAAATGCCAGTACGGCATTAGCGAGGATCGCGTTTCCTATTGTTGCATGCGGCGTACCGCTATATTTGTGCGCAGCATCCGACAATCGTCGGGTCAGTCTTGTAGTGGCGCCAGGGCCCCACGCAAAACCTCTTGCTGCATCGTCCCAGCTAAAGGGACCCAGAATCCTAGAGGCTATTTTACGAGCGAGATTAATTTCCCGCACGTATGGAGAGTTTCTCCAATCCCTCTTGGACCGCTGGTTCACCTCATAGCAAAGACGCTCCGCTTCATGAAAACGCTTCCACGTGGTTTCTAGTCGAGATGCGCGTCCGTGAGGATCGTGCAAATCGAGTTTAGATAACCACTCTCCACCAAGGTATTCCAGTCCTTGTCGGAGAAGGTCAGCCCCGTCCAACTGGACTGAGCGTAATACCGCAACGTCTCGAGAAATTCCGGAGTCCTCGGATGGCCGTTCTGAATCTGGAGAATTAACGCCAGACATTTCAGTTCGACCTCGTTGTACTCGGAGTTCTTCTCCAGAATCGCGATAAAGCGCAGGACCAACGGATGGATTGATTTCTTCGACTGAGACATGGTCTACTCCTCGGTAGTTGGAAAGTAACATGAAGCCCCCGCCAGGCCGCCCGAAGGTTCCGATTTCTCGGACTCCAAGGGCGGCAACGACGTGCTCGTGAATACGAGCGAGGGGCGGAGCACAAGCAACAAGAGCACCCCTAACAGGGCTGCGACGGTTACGAGCCATAGGAAGATCCCAATAGCCAGCTCTCCCATAGGGAGACGCAGGAGACGAGCCATGAGAGGTTCACTCTCAGAGGGCCCACGATGGTTTTGTCTGACCATAACGACCAGGTACCGTCTACTTTATCAGTAGAACGGCTCCTGATTGTAGATGGCCGGACGGACCGTCGCGTTGGACAGGTGGTTAATGACATAAGCCACCGCGTCCTTCTTCTCCTGGTCCGTAGCATCCTGCGCGAAGTTGAACACCACTTGTGCAGAACTGACACGGGCTCGAGTGTTCACACCATTAACCGTCGACACCACGGGGAATTCATACCCCATGATACGTCGATGGGCACCAGTCGGAGTCTTGGCTTCGCGGTACTCGTCGGTCAGCTTGATATATCCGATGGACATACCAGCCGACTTTTCGAGCCACGTAGCCTTGGCACCGGTGGTACCCTGAACGGCGAACGTGTGAGCAGCAGGAGTTGCAGCACCATCATTGATGGTGAGCGCAGCAATAGCAGGCATTTTGCCTTTACCTCGGTTGAAGTTTCGGTTTAAGTTAACGTCCGCTGAATGCCTGGCCTAACAAGGCCAACGCATCAGCAACGCGCTTGACACTAACCGGATCTTTGATGCTCGGTAACATCGCAAATGGAACTGATCCGCCAGCAGTCCTTACAAGACGGGTCTCATGGTGAACCGCACTAAAATCTGCGATTTCCGTGTTACCCGATCTCTTCTGGGACTTGCCTTTACCTCGCAGTCTAATTTTAGTAAAGTTAGACCGAGAGTAGCCTTTTATCTCCCAGCCGGCCGTCGCATCAAATTGAGAGATCCAATCTCCCAACGGATACGCCCAGTCGACTACAAAGGAGAGCCTGGTTAATTCCCAGGCGACTGAGGCAGGGTTAGTGAATCCGAGCGATGCAGCAGTTGCAAGCGCTCCATTGGACGGGCAAGCGTCAATGCGAACATACGAGCCGTACTCCACATTACCCGTAATGACCATCATGGTCAGACACGAGTAATCGGGGGGGCTAGTATAAAACGCCTTCCGCTTGGACTTTGCACTGGCCTTAATGGTGACCATCGCGTCACCACGGTCTGCTTTGTCCAAAGCTTCGACCGCTCCGTGAATATCACTGAGCAGAGGCTTCCATCCATACTGTAACTCGAGCCAAGAATTGCGAACGCTCTTGCGCCAAGAAGGAGGCCGAGATCCAACGCCTTTTAAAGCACGTTGGACACCTCGAAAATCCCACTTCCGAAGCGCTTTGAACCCTTTCGCAACTCGACCCAAGTTAGTCTGGATCATCCTAGCAGTTTGAGCTCTCTCACCATATGCAACAGCTAAGTTGATAGTTTCATCCTTCAACTTTAGCCGCGCTTTAGTGAGAGCCCGATTGCTCAAATCGCTAGGGAACGAACCGATGAGGTTTGTACATTGTCCGAGGAACTCGGACTCTGATATGGACCCCAGGACGATCAAGGTTGGATTGCCGTAGCGATCCTTTACCTGCCACGTCCCTGTCGGTGCCGTCCGATTAATCTCCGTAAGCGAGTAGCTAGTTGGCGGAAGCCAATTAGCCACCGGCTTTCGCCGGCTATAGTCTGAAGCTACCCTACTACCCCAGGCCCTAGACACGGTGGATGACTCCCAAGTATTCCGGGAGCTATTCCAATCGGTCTTGGTGCCCATTGAGGTAAAGGAGTAGTTTCTTCTATTGGCCACGATGGTTACTCGTTAGGAGAGAAGTTTTACCAACCCGTCTAGTTAGACGGACAGGCCGACTGTCATCGAAATT